GTCAACTCTTTATCAAGAACGACCAGAACTGGCCGGAACTGGCGACGACTGGCCGGGACCTTCCGCGACTGGAAACGACTAGCCCGGAAGCGGTCGGATCGTGGGGCGCGCTTGTGGGGGACATGGCTTTGGAGTATCTCGGCGTAGAGCTCATGGACTGGCAACGTCATTATTTAGATCGCGTTTTGAGTTTTGCGCCGGCAGACGATGGAGAAATGGATTTAACTCATCGTTCTAGTTGTTTAAGTGTGGCGCGCCAAAATGGCAAGACGACCGTCGCCCAATGCCTCATATTGTTTTGGCTAATTGAAATGCCAAAGATTCGCGGCCAAAAACAAACGGTCGTTTCAACCGCTCACCGACTCGACCTCGCTTGCCTTATGTTCGATGAGCTCGCGCCAAAATTGGAAAAACTAGGCGCGCATATAATCTGGTCGTATGGTCGTTATCAGGCGACTATGCCGGACGGCTCGCGCTGGTTCGTGAAAGCGCCGCGTCCTTCCATTGGTCACGGTATGAGTATTGATCTCGCGATCGCCGACGAAATTTTTGATATCTCCGAACAAGTTCTTTCGATGGGCTTGGAGCCGGCTCAACGTGCGCGCCGGTCGCCTCACATGGCGCTATTTTCAACGGCTGGGACGGAGGCCAGTACGGCCTTTATCCGGTACAGAGAAAACGGGCTTCGCCTCATTGACGAAGGGAAACCGTCGCCGTTTCTTTTCATGGAATGGAGTCCGCCTCCCGACCTTGATCCAATGTCCGATCTTGCTTTCGGCTGGGCTAACCCAAGTCTCGGAACGACACTAAGGCCACAAACAATTCGAGCCGAACGCGACGGTCCCGACCGTGCCGCCTACTTAAGAAGCTCAATAAATTTATGGATAACCGTTTCAAAGGGCTGGATCGAGACGGGCCGTTGGCCCGCGCTCCGGCACGATGGACCAATGCCCGCCGGCGGAGTGATCGCTGTCGAAGCCTCGATGGACGAATCTCGTTTCTTTGGTGTGCGCGCCGCTTCGCTTCCAGATGGGCGCGTCGTTTGTACGGTCGCATTCATGGCCGAAACGTATTCCGAACTTTGGGAAAAAATATTGAACGAAGCAAAAAATCCGTCGGTCCGTTTTGCAATAAGTCCGACGATCGACGTTCACTGTCCTCCAAGTTTTGAGCGTCGGCGCGTCGTTGTCGGCTACGGCGAAATTTTGAAATATACGCCAGTCGTTAAACAAATGATTCACGAAGGGCGCGTTCTCCACATGGGCGAAACCATGCTCGCCGAACACGTTCAAAGAGCCGTCGCGGTAAGAACCCAAGGTTCCGTCGCGGTATCAAGTCAACGAAGTCCAGGTCCTATCGAACTTTGCCGATGTCTAATTTGGGCCGCCGCTATGGCCGCAAGACCGACACAAAATGCAAAGCCTTTAGTTTTCTTAATCCCGAACTAAGATCGTCGCCGGCGGTCGGTCGGTAGACCTTGCCTTTCGTCGGGATCGGATATCGTCCCGATCGGCCGCTTCCCGTGACATAATCTAGAAATGGCTTTATTTAATCGCAAGACCGAAACCGTTTCATCGGCTCCCGCAATAATCGCGGCCGCTGGATCGAACGTCGGCGCGTCACAAATTGGAAACTTCATTTCCTATTCGGCGTCCGAAATGCGCGCCCGCGCGATGAGTCTCCCAACGGTTACACGTTCGCGCGACCTTATATGCGGAACGATCGGCAACTTAAAACTAGAGATGTATCGCGAAGTATGGTCCGAAAATGAACGCGAAATGTCGGAGATCGATCTCGCGCCTAGATCATGGATCGGGCGAATCGATAAGTCCGTGACGAATAACTTCATACTTTCTTGGACGGCCGATGATCTCCTGTTCACCGGTCGGGCCTTCTGGTGGGTGGTTGAGAGGTCGGCGGACGGCTATCCCCTGAACTTTACGCGGCTACCTTCCAATATGGTCCAGACTTTGGACCAGCAGGGAGGAATTTTTTACGGTCCGTCAAATCAAATTCAATTTAACGGAATGCCTCTTGACTCGCGCGACGTTATTCAATTCCTAAGCCCGATCGAAGGACTTAATTTCACTTCACGACGCGCAATAGAAACCGCGCTTCGCATTGAGGAAGCTCGCGTGAGGAATGCCTCATCGTCGATTCCCGCCGGCGTCTTAAAAATTACCGAAGGGGAACCGATGAGCGCGGAGGACCTCCAGCAATTAGCCGCGCAATTTAATCTCGCGCGCATGACTAACCAGACGGCCGTGATTTCACAAGGGTTGACTTACACGGAAACAAGCGCGACGCCGGACCGAATGCTTCTTATCGATTCCGCCGATTACAGCGCGAAAGACCTCTCACGCGCGATGGGCGTCCCGCCTTACCTCGTCGGGGTGTCGACTGGTTCATATTCTTATCAAAACGCCTCGCAGTCGCGTATCGATCTGATTACTTTCGGTTGCCTACCGCTAATGAATTGCATAGCGGAAACATTGTCAAGCGATAACGTCCTTCCGCGCGGAACAAAAGTTCGTTTTGATACGTCCGAATTTTTATCCGAGGAATACGCCGGAGGCGACGTTGAGGAAATAGAACCGATGGATTCCCCGGACGAAATATCAGATATGCCCGAAATGGCGACTCAATAGGTTTAGGATTCAAACATGATTCGTTTAACCCCGCAAAATTTCACAGTCGACGCGGCCGCGCCAGACGCTCCAGCACGTCGAACCGTTTCGGGCGTCGCGGTCGTTTATGGTGTCGAGGCCACGGTTTCCGATGGGACTCGCGTCAAATTCGCGAAAGGCTCGCTTCCGCTTGACGGTCCAGCGCCTAAAATTTTCATGTATCACGACGCAAGCCAACCGGTCGGAATTTTGACCGAACGAATCGAAGCCGAAAATTCGGTTTTATTTACTGGGCGAATTTCGGAAACAACTCTCGGAAACGAATTCCTTGTTTTGGCCCAAGATGGAGTCGTCGATCAAGTCTCGGTCGGCGTAAATCCGCTCAAGTTTCGTTACACAAAAGACGGAGTAATGGAAATCCTTTCGGCGGACTGGTTCGAATTGTCTATGGTCCCTCATGGGGCCGTAGCCGGAGCCGTCATTAACCAAATCGCGGCCAGTATCCCCGACGCGGAGGATATCCACGAAAACGAAACCGAAGTAGTGTTAAATGAAATAGAGAACTCACAAGGAGAAAACGAAATGTCCGAATCAGTAGAAACCCCAGCCGTTATCGAAGCGTCAACGATCGCTCCGCTATTTGCTCAACCAAAGCAGGCTTTCAAACTTCCAAGCGCCGCCGAATATATTTCGGCATTCATGCAAGGCGGATCAGTCGCGGCAGAAATGAACGCAAAGATTCAGGCCGCCGCTCCAGACGTGAACACGCTCGGCGGCTCGCTTGATGGTGTGCTTCCTTTGCCGATCGTCCAGCCTGTCTACAACAATTTCCGAGGCTTGCGCCCGCTCATCGACGCAGTAGGCCCTAAAGCCATGCCTCAAGGCGGAAAGATTTTTATTCGTCCAAAAGTCACGACCCATACTTCCATTGGTGGACCAGAAACCGAATCGGCATTGATTACCGACGGAACTTTTGTTATCTCCGATGAGCAAGTAACAAAGCGAATTTTTGGTGGATACGTTTCAGTATCCGAAGCCTCAATCGACTGGACCCAGCCAGAAGTCCTTTCGCTTTTGCTTGACGACATGGCCCGCATTTATGCGAACCAGACGGACGAATACGCCTGTCAGCAATTCCAAGCCGGCGTAACCCAGACCGCGACACTCACCTCCGCCACAAGCGCCGAGGATTGGGCCGCTTTCGTTTACGAAGCCGCGACCGACATTCTCGTTAACTCAAACGGAAACCTTCCTAACGCGATGATGGTGTCGCCGAACTATTTCCAAGTACTTGGAACTTTGTCCGATGATTCGGGCCGTCCGTTGTTCCCGCAAGTTGGACCGATGAACGCTTTCGGTTCAATGAATCCGGGATCCGTTGAATCGTCCGCTTTTGGCTTGCGCCTTGTAGTGGACCGTAACTTGGTGAACCAAGTTTATGTCGGCAATACCGACGGGTTCGAAGTGTTCGAGCAGGCTAAAGGCGCGATCAGTATCGACACGCCTTCAACGTTGTCAAGGACCGTCGCCTTCCGTGGCTACCTTGCGACTTTGATGATCGACTCGACCAAATTCGTTAAGCGCGCATAACTCCCGAAAGGAGGCCCAATTATGGCCGCCTACTCGGTCGTTCAAAAACAATTAGTCGATAATTTCGCCGTCCTCGTTCTCTTAACCCCAGCAGAGATCGAGGTCGGCGCGACTATCGTCGTTACAAACGTTGACGCGACATTTAACGGAACCTATACGGTCCGCGCGCTTCCCGAA